TGATCGACTGTTTCCATCGTCTCAAGTCCACTGACCACATGAAGTTCTTTCTGGAACACGATGATGTGAAGGACAAGGTGATGGAGAAGTACCCCGACTACGGTCGTCCATACAGCAAATATGGTCTTGGTATCGTTCAAATGGGCAACTCATACATCGACGTTTCCAACTACTTCAACCAGAACCTCCGTATGGAATGTGATGTGTATGGATTCAAGTCCGCGCATCACCGCTGGCGTAACGTAGAAGACCTTCGAACAGTCTTTCTGGCGCTATGGCGGCTGGGTAATGATCATCTGGATGAGTATGCGTTTGTGGTCGCGTTTAGACTGGCCACATACATCGCAACTCAGTTCAAACCACACGTTGCCAAGTTTATCTATGATGCATCAAAGGCCAAGACAGTCTTTGATTCGTCTTGTGGATGGGGTGACCGACTGGCAGGGTTCTTCTGTTCCAATGCCAAGGAATACTATGGATGTGATCCAAACGACCAGACATTCGAAATGTACATCGACCAATGTGTTGAGTATTTCAAATTGCTTGGAGAGAAGTGCTGGTGGTCTGTTAGAGACGATCATTTCGTCGTCGGCGGAGTGACAAAACGGGTCGAAATCTGGCGTTCACCGGCAGAAGACCTTGACTACAGCAAACTCCCCGGCATTGATGTGGCATTCACCTCACCCCCATACTTCTCAACGGAACTTTACAATGCTGGTGGAGTCCATGCTGCCGAACAGTCATGGGCCAGATACAATGAGTATGAACTCTGGAGAGACGGATTCTATCTGCCGGTCAATCGCAGGACCTTTGAGAAATTGAACGATCAGGGTCTGCTAATCGTCAATATACAGGATCCTAAGATCAAGAACAAGCGATACTACGCTTCCGACGACCTGGTGGATGACTTGACTACTAAATACTCCGAATGCAAGTTTGTCGGTCAACTCGGAATGCGTATCATGCAACGACCGAAGAACATCGCAAAGGAGAAACTGACTAAGCACTTCAAGGGTGTTTACACAGAACCTATGTGGGTCTTCGGTAAGAACAGAGACTATTTCATGAAGAATGATGGAGGCTTGCTGAACTACATGTAGAGGGGTTCATGAACAGAGCTGATATCGAAAGTTATCTGGAAAAACAGGGATATGAATACAGCAATGTAGGGTCAACCTACACCGTAGAAACCAAAGAAGATCGCACAACAGTCCTCAAGTCTATCGCAAAAGGACTGAGAAGTGCTGTCTACATACCCAACTCAAATAAGAGTTCCAAGGGTGAGGTTCGCATCTCATCGATTTCAATCATCGCCAAGAAACCAAAAGGTGCTGGTGCCGGATCAGGTGCTGGTGCCTACATCACTTCATTGGCAGAATCAGCACAATGCTACTACTGTGCCGCTGCTTGGTATGGCAGTGACTACAGCGACAAATCACTGAGAGCAACCGCAAAGTATGTTCAAGCAACTGCCAGTGTAGATCAGGTCATTTCTGAACTACCCGAAAACTGGGTCATATCCTGCACAAAATCGGCAGATGCTCTGTATGGTCAGTTTGGAACAAAGCGATACACCTTTCATAGAGGTTCATCATTTGTCGAACGAATAAATGGCACTTTCAATGCTATCAATAGAGAACAAGACCTCTTCTCAAATATCAACAAATGGTCACCTGCTGACGTTTGGTTTGCCACCGATAAGGCAATGAAGGAAGGATTTTTGTTTGAAGACTTCAACGGTATCAACTCATATCTGCTGAGAATGGCCAAGTCAAAAGAACTTCTTGGTGTGTCTCTCAAACAAACAGATTCAGCCATAGTCAAAAGAATCAACTTCTCCCGTGATCCACACAGCTACAAGTTTTTGGAGGCAACAGTCGGCAAGAGAGGTTTCTTCGAATCAAAAGACGTCTATCTGTTCTATGATGGTGGTGAAATCCAGTTCAGAGGATTTCCAACATGGCAGGGTGAAATCAAAGGTAAGACGGCAAACCACGGCAAGATTTCTGGTGGACCCACCAAAGCAATAGTCGATAAGTATTCAACAACGAAACTTGAACGACAACCTCTGGTGGAAGCAGCAATAAAAAGAAAAGACAAGACTTTTTACAAAAAGTTTCATGACCTGTATCAGAAGACAGTGGGTCGGATGAAGTTTGAAGACTTTGTAGAAGAGGTGTCTTCAAAAGACCTCAACTGGCAATCATCTAAGTATCTGGGCACTCAGTTGGTGTACATCATGAATACCAACAAGAAGAGACAGTTGATACTCTCAGAGTTCATCAACTATGCCAAGTCACAGTCTGAATACTCAGCACCTCACATAAAAGTAGAATAGCATGTTCTCATTATCACAATACCTAACAGAAGACAAAGAAGGCAAGAACCTTCACCTTGAACACCTTGAAGAGGAAATCTTCAACGGCGGTGTGAAAGGTACCAGAGGTGCCATCTACTTCTTAGAAGCACTCAGAGACATGCTTGCAGGTCACAGCACTGGCCGGATCGTCAATCTCACAACCAAGTGGGACGGTGCTCCGGCCATTTTTGCTGGAATCAACCCTGAGAATGGCAAGTTCTTTGTCGGCACCAAAGGTGTCTTTGCTCAGAATGCCAAACTCAACTACACAGAAGCAGACATTGACCGCAATCATCCAGGTGATGGTCTGAACAACAAACTGAAGATAGCACTTAGATACCTGCCTGAACTGGGTATCACAGGTGTTCTTCAAGGCGACATGATGTTTACCAAAAGCGACTTGAAGACTGATACGATAGAGGGTGAGAAGTATCTGACGTTTCAACCCAACACCATAGTCTATGCTATTCCACGCGACTCAAAACTGGCAAATACGATTCGGTCTGCACAGATGGGTATCGTCTGGCACACCACATACACTGGTAAGAAGATGGAAGACATGAAAGCATCGTTTGGTGCAGACATTGGTTCACTCAAAGCATCGAAGAATGTGTGGTATCGTGATGCATCTTTCGTTGATGCCACAGGCACAGCAACATTCACCAAACAGGAAACAGACAATCTGACGGCTATTTTATCACAGGCAGGTGCATTGTTTCGAACCATTTCACCCAAGACACTTGGTATCGTGGCAACAAACGACACATACAAGATGGCAATCAAGGCATGGAACAACACCAAGATTCGTAGTGGTCTGGAAATCACAAACACATCTGAGCATGTGGCTGGTCTGATAGCATCAATTGAAAGCAAAATGAATCGTGCCATACTTGAGGCTAAGAAGGCAGACACAAAGCGTAAGCGTGAGATGGAAAAGCGTATCGTTATGGACTTCTACAGAAGTAACAAGAACGAACTCAAGAAAATGTTTGACTTGATGAATCTATTGGTTCGTGCCAAGAACATCATCATAAAGAAACTACAGCAGGTCAGAGACAGCATTGGTACATACCTAAGAACAGACGCAAATGGTTTCACGGTCACATCCGCAGAGGGTTTTGTTTGCGTGGATCATTTAGGAAAGGCCGTGAAGTTGGTTGACCGTTTAGGATTTAGCCAAGCAAACTTTACAGCTGCCAAATCTTGGAGCAAATAATGAGAGTTGATAGAGATAGATCATACCGTAAAATCTATGAAGAACATCATAACATAAAGATACCTAAAGGTATGCACATTCATCACATTGACGGAAATAGAAACAATAACGATATTTCAAACCTAGAAATGCTGACTCCAGATGAACACGCACAAAGACACGGATACATCAGTAACTTCATTATGGCTCAAGATAAGGCTATGAAAATAGCCATAGAAAAACTAAAGACTCCAGAGATAAGAGAAAAGATGAGAAAGTCAATGCTGACCAGTGAGTCGCATAAAAAAGGCATACAAAAAAGAAGTGAAAATGAAAGATGGAGGGAGAGTGTTTCTGAAGCCTGTAGAAAAACTGCAAAGAACAGAACCAATGAACCTTGGAATAAAGGTAAAAAAGGTGTTCAAAAAACATCCGAACACACAAAAGCATTGATGACGAAACAAAGAACGGGCAGAAAATGGTACAATGATGGTGAAAAAACCTACTTCATTAGACCGGAAGATTCGTTACCACATTACAGATTGGGCAGAGTATGAAAACACCACCTATGAAATTATCCACATACTTCAACCAAACAAAGAAAAACATCAACACACTCAATATTTTTGATATTGATGATACCCTTGGTGTGACTGATGCCCGAGTTGCTGTGGTCAAAGATGGTAAGACGGTAAAGGTGCTTGAACCAGGTGAGTACAACTCCTACAAGTTGGGTCCTGGTGAGAAGTTTGATTTTACTCAGTTTCGTTCCGGGAAGATTTTTCGAGATACATTCAAACCCATCAATAGTGTTCTGGATAGAGCAAAAGACATAGTGTGGAACCAGTCGGAGAACTCACACTCTATCATACTGACTGCCAGAGCAGACTTTGAAAACAAAAAAGAGTTCCTCCAGGCATTCCGCGACCATGGTTTTCCTATCGACCAGGTCTATGTTGAGCGATCAGGTAACCTGGCCAAACTGAACTCCAACTCACCAGCACACATCAACAAAGGTGTGGTGTTGAGAAAGTATCTGGCATCTGGCAAATGGGATCGTGTCCGAATGTGGGACGATCACGAAAAGAACTTGGATATGCTGTTCAAGGTTGCTGCCAAGTATCCAAACATCGAAGTGATAGGGTATCTCGTCAAAGACGGTAAGGTAACCAAATACAACTCAAAGAAGTCCATTGCTGAAAGCATACTCTCAGTGGCACACGAAAAACGCCGCCGGCAGTTGTACGAAGGATAAAAAACACTAAATACCTCTATGTAATCCTGTAGAGGGAAAGAATGAAAATATTAGCAGTCTATCCGGGGCGTTTCCATCCTTTTCACAAGGGGCACGCCCAGGTTTTTCAGTGGTTGAAGAACAAGTTTGGTGATGCCGTAATCGCAACATCTGATAAAGTCGAAGCACCGAAGAGTCCATTCACATTCAATGAGAAGAAAAAGATGATGGTCCTCGCGGGAGTACCATCAAGCAAGGTCAAGCATGTGACCAACCCCTACCTTGCCCGCGAAATCCTCGAAAACTATGACCCAAAAACGACAGTTCTTGTCTTCGCCGTGTCGCAAAAAGACATGGATGAGGACCCACGATTCTCGTTCAAACCCACCAAGTCAGGCAAGCCTGGTTATCTGCAACCATACAAAGGCAATGAGAAGAAACTCAAACCGTTCGGTAGCACAGAAGCACCGCAGGGTTATGTCGTAGTCACACCCACCTTCACATTCGATGTGCTTGGCAAACCAGCAACATCTGCATCAGAACTACGCAAGCAGTTCATTACCCTTGATAACAAGACACAGAAGGACTTCATCAAGGACCTGTTTGGCAAGTATGATGCCACGGTGCATAAAACCATGGATGAGAAACTAAAGGCAATGATGGGCAAGTCAGTCAAGCAACTCCGCGAAGAAATCACACACAAGAAATTTGGTCCTATGTTGGACTCGTTTGTCTCATTTGCATCTGAGAAACTTGGTCTTGAGACAATGCCCAAGGTTCGATTCAAAGACGAGAGTGATGACTACAACTCATTCGCAGCATACAACCCCTCAAATCACGAACTCTCAGTTCATACCAAGAACCGCCACCCAATGGATGTGTTCCGATCAGTCGCGCACGAACTGGTTCATCACAAGCAGAAGGAGGAGAACCGTATCGGCAAAAACATTGCCAAGGAAGGTGAGACAGGTTCGGACATTGAGAATGAAGCAAACTCAGAAGCAGGCAAAATCATGCGTTGGTTTGCCAAAGAGAATCCAGACATGTTCAAGCAGACACATATCGTTGAAGAAACACTTCACGAAGGTCTGAATGACTATGGCAAACTCAAAGCAATCTTCTTGGCAGGTGGTCCTGGTTCAGGCAAAGACTTTGTGATGAACTCGATTCTCAAGGGTGATGGTCTGAAAGAAATCAACTCAGACACAGCATTTGAATTCTTGATGAAGAAGAACGGTCTGGACATGGAAATGCCAGAAGAAGAACGTCTTGAGAGAGACATTGTTCGAGGTCGTGCCAAAGGCATCACCAAGGACAAAGAACGTCTGGCACTTGCTGGTCGACTCGGACTCATCATCAACAGCACTGCGGACGACATTG